GCTCTTCGTGCTCAGGAAACAGTCTGGTCATGGCAATTTGACGACACAGGCTCCATCGAAGGCGTCAACCAGATGGACCCTTATGTCTCCCGAGGCGTTGTTTTCATCCCCATCGAAAAAATGCTTTTGTTCCGCACGGTCTCTGCACGAAGCAACCCAGAAGGTCGCTCCATTCTCCGCAATGCGTACCGCCCATGGAAGTTCAAGCGGACCATCGAAGAAATCGAAGCCGTCGGTATCGAGCGTGACCTCGCAGGATTGCCCGTCGCTTATGTCCCGCCGACCATGTTGTCCTCAACTGCCACACCACAAGAGGTCGCAGCCCGCAACGCCATCCAAGCCCTGATTCGTGGAATCAAGCGCAACGAAAACGAGGGAATTCTCTTCCCATTGGCTTACGACAGCCAAGGTCGTGAAACCTACAAACTGACCCTTCTCTCCAGCGGCGGTTCACGCCAATTCAACACAGACGCCATTGTCGCCCGCTACGACCAGCGAATCGCCATGGTGGTACTGGCAGACTTCATTCTTCTCGGACACGAAAATGTTGGCTCTTTCGCTCTCGGTGCATCCAAGATTGACTTGTTCACCACAGCAATCCAGCAAATCTGCAACTCAATCGCTGAAGTGTTCAACGACCATGCGTTGCCCCGTTTGTTCAAACTCAACGGCATGCCCGTAGACAAACTGCCTTCAATCAAGCCTGAGCCAATCGCCCATGTCGACCTCGCCCTCCTCGGAGACTTCATCTCCAAGATGGTGCAGGCAGGAGCAATCACTGTCGACTCTGGACTGGACGAATACCTCCGAGACCTCACCAACCTTCCCAAAAAGGTCGAAGGCGAAGAAGGCGTTCCAGAGGAGCAGTTGGGCGCTGAAGAGATGGAAATGCCTAAAGAGGAATCAGACGAATCTGGTGAGGCTCCAGCGCCTGATGAAGCCGAAGGCGTACCAATGAAAGCCGAAGCCAAGCAGGAGCCATCAGGTGCCGTTCGTCAGCCCAAGAAGTAAACGGGTCACGAAGAATGTAAAGCCCATCGACCCTCAACTCCTCAAGGATGTTGATGCGATGGCTGCTCCCTATCGAGAAGCAATGATGGGGCTTGACGCTGTAGTCCGTGAAGCCGCCCGCAGAATCGGTGACGGAGCAGACGCCCTTGCAACTTTCCAGACGCTTCTCTCTGACGCCGTTGTACAGCACCTCTCAGCGCAGATTCCAAGCGCCACTGGTGTTATGTCAAGACAGGCGTTTCGAGCCGCTGTACGGGCAATCAAGGACCTCCCAACGGGTTTAAGCATCGCTATGTCCTTCGACAAATCAGACCCGAGGGCAATTGCTTGGGCAAGACTTCGTGCAGGCAAGATGATTGTCCAGATTCAAGATGAGCAGTTGCAAGCAATCCGCCAAATCATCTCCAATGCGATTGCTAATGGCGTCACCGTTCCTCAGGCTGCAAAGCAAATCGAGCAGGTTGTCGGTCTCCACGACCGCTGGCAAAGAGCCGTCAACAACGCCTATGAGCGTGATGTACAGCGTTTTATTGCCGAAGGGGTCAACTCTGAGCGGGCAGTCACTATGGCTCAGCAGAACGCCGCAAAATACCGCCAGAAGTTAATTCGTGCCCGTGCCCGCAACATTGCCCGCACCGAAGTGATGGCTGCACAAAACCAAGGCACCCTTCTCTCGTGGCTTCAGGCAGGCGAAAAAGGTCTCATCAATCTTTCGTTGACCAAAAAGGAATGGATGGCTGGACCATCTGGCTGGAAGGGAATCAGCGTGTGCGATTTCTGTGCCCCGCTGAATGGACAGCAAGTTCCCGTGACAGCACCTTTCGACAACGGTCTTTTGGCTCCCCCTGCACATCCCAATTGCCGTTGCCGCATGATTCTGGTCCCGCCCGAGGTCTGACATGTTGAAACTCATCGCTACAAACGGACCAATCTCTCTCTGGCAAACAGGGTTTACAACGCTTTACCCTGACTTCGAAGCCCTGCAAGAAACATTGCCATCGGGTCACATCGTCGACGATGAAGGTAAGGTCATTGAAGTACCAAACATTGAGTCGGTGCTCAGGTCATCAAACTGGACAGTGGTTGCTCCCCCAGATGAACCAGTGGGAAAAGGACGCAAGCGTCAATTCGCTTCCCGTGCTGAAGCAGCCCGTTACGCCGCTCAAATTCGTTGGGGCAATCGAACCCCTGATGCGAACTCACCGTCGAGTCTGCCAACAAACCCGTTGCCCATAGCAGCCACAAACGACATCAATGAAGCAATCATGACGGGTGCTCCGTATGCGCCGTTTCTTCCTGAAAACTTCCCTCCAGACCTAAAAGCCGCTTTGGATGAAATTGCCGTTACGGAAAGAGCAGGGCTGATGGGCAATTCTTCTTTACGGGCACACGCCATGTTGGAAAAGTATTACATGACTCACATGGACCCTGCGTTGTACTCGCCTGAAACCATTGCTGAAATGAAAAGAGGGTATTACCGTGAAATGGTTGACACGGGTTGGGTAGGGGACCAAAGGCGGGCAGGAGCAGCGAACCTTATGGCGGACATGACCCTCAAAAGAGTTCATGAGCGCATTTATGTGACAGATAAAATTGGTGACCAAGAAGCATTGGACTACACCAAGGGAATGGTTGCCTCGCCAAAGGCAAGCATTGCAGTAGCGGTTCACCGTGAAAATTTAATGGGAATTCTCGACAAAGGACTTTCAACACAGTTCGAAACTCAAGAATCTGGCGGAACTTATGCACCGTCTTACAGAGCCGCCTACGAAGCAGCCACTTTCGGAACACACCCATTAACCGTTGCCAATCGTCGCCCTATCTATGCGAACCTTCACCCTGTCGGTGTTCAGTCGGTTTTTACAAATCGAAGCGAGCAATACGGTCAAATCCAATTAGTTGTAAAAAAATCGGTCCACGACAGAGCGACATTTTCGGTCCAAGATTCTCTTGGTTCTAGTCGAACACCAGCATCTGTGAAGGGTCCAATTAAAGTTGGACAAGCGTCCCCCAACGCCGCCAAAAGTTTCACTCGACAATCGGAACACCCTGCGGACAAACCAGAAAAAGCCGCCAAAGGTGAAAGATACAGTTACGCCGAAGCGCAAATTCACCAAGGGCTATCGGTCTCCGACATTGCTTATGTGACCATGCCAAAGGGATACAAATTGCCTGCTGGTGCCGCAGCAAAACTCAAAGAACTGGGCATCCCTGTTAAGCGCACGGTCGGCAACGAAGTCATTGAAGATTCAGCAATTGCTAAAAGCGGCATGATGCGATTGATTGCAACCGATGGCGAAAGGTCTTTGTACCAAACAGGATTTACGACCCTCAGAGAAGGAACACCATTTGAGGAAACATTTCCGTCAGGTCATGTCATTGACGAACTTGGTGAAGAAATACCAGTTCTCAACATTTACTCAATGTTCTCTCAACCATGGGACATTATTGCTGAGCCACTTGAGCCACTTGAAAAAGGACGCCAGAAACAGTTTGGGTCACGGTCTGAAGCCGCTCAGTATGCAGCCCGTATTCGATGGGGAACACGAGGCGCCGATGCGACAAGCCGTAACGATGCTTTAGACGCACTTCCGCCGCCAACAATGGATGTCAATGTCGCTATTGCAACAGGAGCGCCGTACATCCCGCTTACTTTTGAAGGTATGCCACCCCACATACAAGAGGGTCTTATTGCGCTTGAAAACGGCTCGATGGTAATTGATTCAAAAGACGCACAAAGTGATTATTCTCGTCTGCATCGAGACCTCAACGCTCACTACATGGAACATCTTGATGCCGATGGTTTTTCACCAGAGACCATAAAAATTCTCGAATCAAGAGGTTTTGATACTGACCAAACCAACGCCAACTCAAAAAGTATAAGTGATTCTTTCTCTTTCATGGGTCTTTTTGAGCCGAGTAAAGTCACGCCGCCAAATCAACCATCAGATGAGGTGGACAACAGTTTTTCGTACAACTTGCGGCAGGCAAACAGTAGAGCAAGTTTTGCTAACCAGATGGCAAATGCGACCATGATGCGGCACATGGAAATCAGACAAGCAGGTCGTTCTGCAGAGGCAATCGCAGATACAAAATTGTTAGTAGCGTCTCCAATGAAAAGAATTGCTTTGGCTCGCAGCGAAGGAACCGCCGTCACCATCTTGGAAACTGGACGCATTACTACGCAGTTTGAAACCAAAAAGAGCGCAGGTGCTTTGGGTTTGCAAACCAGAGCGGTACACGAAGCAGCAAGTTTTGGTATTCACCCTTTGGCTGAACCATCTCGCCGTCCCATCTATGCGAGTCTCCATCCATTGGGTGTCCAACACAGCGCAGCAAACGGGTCCAGTCAATACGGGACCGTTCAGTTCGTTATGAAGCCTCAAGTCGCAGCCCGTTCCACATTCACCAATTTCGATTCGCTAAAAAATGTTCATGCCGCTTCACCCGTCAATGGTCGAATTACTTCTGGTCAATTACGAGTAAGAAACGATAAATCTTCTCCCGCCGACTCAAAAGAATGGCTTGGCGAGGTTTCGCAAGGAAAAACTGTCCGTTACGCAGAAGCACAAATTCACGGCGGAATAAAATTGTCAGAGATTTCGCACATCGCTTTTTCTGGTACAACACCATCAAAAGCATTGGTAGCAGCCGCTCGGAAAAGAGGGATTCCCATCGTTGTTCTGGGAGACGGAACAGACGGCAAAGGAAAGTTCAAAATTTTCCCCGACCCAATTGATGTTGCTAAATCTTCAACGGTGGACATCACTGACACGATTGGTCGAATCTGGGAAGCCGTCGATTCACTGGTCGTGGAAAAGGGTCGCAAGCGAAAGTTCTCAACCCGTACCGAAGCCGCCCAATACGCAGCCCGTATCCGCTGGGGCACAACATCTGGTAGTTCAACGACCGAAAAGCCGCACATGAAGGCAATGCGAGAAGAAGCCGAAGCATTGAGGGTGGAAGTTTCTGCATTGAATCAAACAGTCAGTTTTGACAACATGCAACGGTCCAGCACGAAGGCAGCCAACGGCGTTTACGCATGGAGCGATGCGAAAGGCGACATCCAAGTCAACACGGCTAATGAAGAGTTGATTCCATCACCCAAAGTGGCAGACATCCATGACCGTGTTTTGGTATTGGGAGGGAAAATGGAAAGCGAGGCGATGAGTCGCACAGAAGCCCAAATAGCCGCAGGTAAAATCTCCACTAAAGAAGAAATGAGAGCCGCCTATGCGAAGAACATGCAGGATGTTGTGGCTGAGGTACGACCTTGCGGAGGCAAAATCGAGATAGGCAGAAAAGATGACGCCACAGCCTTTAAGACCGATTCAACATCTCAAGAGGCTTTTGATGCTGTGGTCCCAAATCTTGAACTTGTCGGGAAAGTAATGCCAACAGATTGGTCTGATTCGACTAAAGGTGGTCGACTCATGATTCGTTCAGACGACAAATTGCCTAACGGTCATTTTGTGACGCCAAATACTTCTTTCGACACACCAGTTATCGCAATCCCAACCTTGGATACTCAGAGAAAGCGTGGAGAATTGGACAATCTACGAGTTGTCGGTCACGAGACGCAGCACTACATCACTTACAAACGCCCAGCAATCCAAGCCCTTGAAGTGGCTTTCATCACGCACAGAACAACAGCGTTTACGGAATCACGATTCTGGAAAGACGAGTCGAGAGCGTTGAGTTTGAGAGAACGAATGAAAACAAAGCCTCGTGACAAAAGAAGGGGCGCAACGACAACATCAGGCGATGTGATTGAAATTGATACAGACATGTTCGCCAATGCCTACAGCGGACGCCGTTACGACAAAGCCGTAAAACGAACTGGACCTTACGGCATGTTCGACAACAGCAAAACCCGTTTCACAGCGTTTGAATTGATGACAACGGGCTTTGAACAGGTGTTGAGCGGCAATGCTGACAACTTTGACAGAGACCATCTCAGTTTTGCTTTGGGAGTGATGGCAACAGCATGATTCTCGTCTGGGATTTCAAAGTGAACGCCATGGCTGAAACAGCCGAGTGGGAGAACGGCGTGATGCGATGCACCGTTTCCGAGGTTTATGACCTTGTCGACCAGATAATTGCCGACGGTGAAAAACTTCCCTGTGGGTCCGCAACCGTCATGGTTGAGCCAACGCTTTCGACTGAGGAAGGGGCTTACGCAGTTATTGCGGCAGCGTTGCTTGAGGTCGCCGATTTCCAAACAATCCGCCCGCCACAGACCGATGCCACTATCGGCAACGATGTTTTTTACTCTGATGCGAACGACATTGAGAAAGCCAAGCAGTCGTTTGGCGGGGACCGTTCCGCCGCTGGTCGTCATGCTGCTCAAGTTCGCTGGGGCAACCGAGGAACAAAAACAGAATCTCCGTCTGAATCTCGCCGAGCGGTCATTACACAAGTTGGCG